CTTTCACCCGGTGCAGCTCCCCGACGCCGGCGCGCACGTGCGGCTCAAGATCGACCCGAAGGGATACATCGTCGACATGCAGAACCTGTCGCCAGATCCAGGTCCCGCAGTTTTGAGCGCGAAGGACGACCGCATCACACGGCTGGCGGTGCTCAAGGCGGCGGCCGAGTTCGTCGGCTTGTGGGGCCAGTCGCGCGAGGACGTTCGCTCGGAGCATGTCCTCGTCTTGGCTGACAAATGGCTCAAGTGGGTCGAGGGCAACTGAACCGACATGCGCGAGCCTGAGCCGGCGTTCTGAGTTCGGCGTAGAATGCCCGTTCGAATCAAATAGCCGCCGCACTGCGCAAACAGCCGGCGGCTCGACAGCGAAGGGAGATAGACCCTCGATGCACTATCAACCTAGCACTGGCTGGGTCTGCCAGTGACAATCGTTCCGAACTTGCTACAGGCGACAGCGGGCGGAACCGTCTATGTCTCGTTCTCCTCAGATGTCAACGCACACTCGACTGAGAGCCTGCTGGCCGTCATGGCCAACCTCAGCAACATTCAGGTGGCGCAGGTTCACCTACTGCTTTCCACGCCCGGTGGCAACGTCATGCACGGGATGAACCTGTACAACGTCCTCCGTGCACTCCCGTTTGAGTTGATTACCCACAACGTCGGAAACGTTGATTCTGTCGGGAACCCTGTCTTTCTCGCGGGCAGTCGACGCTACGCTTGTGAAAACACGACGTTCATGTTTCACGGTGTGGGACTGAACGCAGTTGGACAGCGACTCGAAGAGAAGTCAGTCCGCGAGACCCTCGCCTCGATCGTGGCTGACCAGACTCGAATCGGGGCCGTCATGCAGCGACATACGAGTCTGACCAAAAGGCAGATAGCTGGGCTGTTCCGCGAACAACAGACCAAAGACGCGGCATACGCCGTTCGCTTCGGGATTGTTCACGAGATCCGCGACGTTGAGGTCCCCCCGAGCACCCCGGTAATCGCTCTGGTATTCCAGCGCTAGCCCATCCAACTCGAACGCACTCACAACAGGCAGAGGATACGCGTTCCGCCAGCTGGACATGGGGTTGCGACGACCGGATTCGGACCGGTGACCTTCGGGTTATGAGCCCGACGAGCTACCACTGCTCCACGTCGCTGCGTAGATCTTAGACGACCTTCGTCAGTCACGCCGCTTCGGCTGCGGAATGGGCCACGGCCTTGGATTGGGCGCACGCACGGACTTGTTGCGCTGCAAAGCTGGGGTCACATTGCCCCATGGATAGACCCTGCAAGACGCACACAGGCCCTTGCTGTAGATGACTAGCCGGCGTCCGCAGCGCTTGCAGGGCTCAATGCGCGTCATCGTCGCGATCCCTCACGAGCGTTTGCCACGCCAGATGGGCTCCCTGACGATTCCGAACCAGGCGCCCAGGACAATGCCCGAAATCAGCGCGATACCGCCCACGTACTCGGGGTGGGTGAGCAGTAGCAGCAGCGAGACCACCAGGCAGCCGACCGAGAGCGCGAACTGACACAGCAGCCTGGTGATCGTCACCGAATGGTGCTCGTGCCACTCGCCTGGGTCACCCGTCTCGGGAGACTCGCTCATGACGAGTGCTTTCCAAAAAGGAAGCCCATCGCGCTGCCGATCACGACCAGGGCCGCCTTCGCGGCCTCGTCCGTCGCGGTCGGTGACAGCACGATCCATGTCATCGCCACGACCAGGACGATCGCCACCACCGCCTGGATGATCAGGCTGACGATGGCCGGCGTCCACATCAGATCAAACGCGCGACGGCCAGCCCGGCAATCAGCAGCAGCACGACCTTGGGATCGGGCAGCCCGATGATGGCGAAGATGACCGCCAGCAGCAGGACCAGAATGGCGATGATCCAGCCGATAGTGACGGGCTGAAAGGCAACAGGTTGCATGGCACCCTCCTAGTGCAGCAGCCACACACAGGAGAACGGGCCCAGCGCGTTGAACTGCTCGCGCGTCAGCGTCGAGTACACGCCCTTGTAGCCCTCCGCGGAGTTGGCGATCCAGAGATTGCCGCCGTCATGCCCGCGCACGCCCACCCAGTGGTACCAGGCGCCGCCCGACATCAGGCCCGTGGTGTCGCCGAAGATGGCGTACACGTCGTCGTAGCCCAGCCACGCCTGCTCAGTAGCGACGCCGTACTGGCCAATCACCCGCCGCAGCTGCGCGCCGCTTCCGTCCATCAGGCCGTACGTGGGGTTGATGTTTTGCGGATAGCCGATCTCCGCGATCTCGGATTGCTCCGAGGCGTTCGGATTCAGCTGCGTTGCGCGCAAGACCCACGCCAGCGCACAGGCCGAGCAGCTCCAGGAGTTGACCTGGCCGGGCATGTACGTGTTCGGGTCGTATTCGGCCCACCAGCCCGTCGGCGTCTCGGGCCCGGCGTCGGACTCGAGGACCGGCGGCCGCGGCGCGAGCTGGATGCCGGGCGAGAGTGCCTCGATATCGGCCTGCAGGCTGGGAAAGCCCGTCCACTGGCCCTGCACCATCCTGGCGAGCGAGTCGGTCAGCAGTTGCTGCTGGGCGTCGAGCTGGTCGAGCGCAGCGGAGCTCACGACGTCAGCACGGGCGGATCGGGCTCGAGCTGGCCCTGGAGCGAGGGGTCGAGCGCGTACAGAAACGCCTCGACCGAGCCAGCGCCTTGCCACTTACCCTCGAGCGCCGCGGCCAGCGCCTGGGTCATCAGGCCCTGCTGCGTCTGCAGCTGAGTAATGCGCGCGTCGTGGTCGGTGTCGGTCACGTCGTCACTCCGGGTGTGTAGGCAGCCACGATCGGGCCGGCCTCGGGTGGCAAGTCAGACGGCTGCCACTGATCGTCGTAGGTGAACAGGCGAGCGCCGTCGGGGTAGGGCGGCGGCAACGCGCCCGGCACGGGGGGCACCTTGTTCGGGTCGAATTCCTGCGGGGGGGCAATGACCGTCAGGCCACGCGGCACGCTCACACCGCCAGCAACCAGGTCATTTTGCAGATCGCTCAGCACGATGACGCGTCCGCTCACGTCAGTGCCCACGTCTGTCTGGGTCATCGCTTGAACTCCGTGGCAATCATCGAAGCGGTTGTTCCGCCATCGAGCGACATCGTGCCGGCCGTGACGTTGTAGAGCGCCAGCGTGTACGTGTGCGCTCCAGCAGCGGGGAGGTCCGAGAATACGAAGGAGCATGGAATGACCTGGTTGACCGCGGCATTGTGATAAATCGAGAGCGCCGCGACCGCCGAGCCGTCACGCATGATCGCCGCCCGCACCAGGGCACCGGGCCCGGCGGAGTGCGCGAGGGCAAACGAGCACCACAACTGCAGCCGACCACCGGTCGTCATAAGGGCGGGCAAGGTCACAGGTGTCGGAACGTAGCTGCCGGTCACCGTCGAGCTAAAGGTGGCAATCGCCTCATAGGTCACCCACTGGGTGACAGCGTCCGCCGCTAGATCGGCGGCCACAATCGTGCCGTCGGCGATCTTGGCCGAGGTCACCGTGCCGTCGATCAGCTTGGAACCGTTGAGGGTGTTATCCGCGAACGCCCCGTTTGGCAGCAGCAGCCCTTTACCGGCAGAGTGATCGTGCTGGTCGACCGCCAGCGCCAGCGTCTGGACGTCTTCCTTCTTGAACAGGTCTGTCGCGGCGGTCGCGTACGGGAACTGCAGACCGCCCGAGAAGTTTGTCGCGTTCTGTCGCGCCATCCTGGATTAGACCTCCGTCAACACGGTTGACCACTGAACTGCCTTGACCGTGAGCGACCCACGCCACTGCCGCCCTATCTCATCGAAGCTCTGCGAGATCGCGTAGTCCGTAAACGACAGATCCTGCACGCTCTCGTCGGGCAGCGTACAGGTGACCGCTCCAGGCGAATCGACCGCGGCCTCGACCAGCGACTGAATCTGCCGCCTGCCGATCCGCAGCGGCACGCCGTCGCGCCGCACCAGCCCGTCAGAGCACAGGATGATCAGCTCGACCTGCATGTAGCGCCTGGGCCGCAGGGCATGCCCGATCGAGACCGCCGACACCAGCGGCGACGACGTATCCGCCGTGTTGGTCAGATGCACCCTGAACAGCGCCTGCACCGTGGCGGCGCTGGTCGGCATCGGCGCGATCTCATACGTCATCGAGTCGAACATGTTGCCGAGTGCCGTCCAGCTCGACGCCGCGGGATCGAGCTTGTACTCGACGGTCACGTAATTGCTCGGCGACAGGTTCGCGCCGGTGACGCTGATGTGCCGCAGGCTCTTGACGCTAGCGTGGTAGCCGCCGTGCCAGATCGGCAGATCGACCCAGCTGTCGCCAACGTGAAAGCGGTACGCGCTGCACGCCGCGGGATTCGGGACGCACGAGTTGACCAGCCAGCCAATCGTGCCGTCGGACAAACCCACGTACGTCCTGGTGTGCCCCGCCGGCGCGCCGATCTTCGACACGAACAGCGACTGAATCGCCTGATTCACGAACGGCACGCTCAGCGAGCCGTGCCAGGCATCGACGTGCACGGCGTCGAAGTTGGACGCGTTCGGCACCGCGGGCGAGGCGATCAGCGACTGCTGCGTCACCCAGCCGCCGAACTTCATCAGGTAGCCCGTCAGCGTGTCAGGGTTGAAGACCGCCGCCAGGGCGAACATCGAGCCCACACCCGTAAACGCCGTGATCTTGCCGCGCACCGGCGAGTCGTTATTGACCAGTTTCTCGGGCCCGGTCTCCTGAATGGTCAGGTTCGGGTCGATGCGGTACAGATTCGTGCCGTAGGCGGTGTACAGGTCGTTCTCGAACTGACCCCAGGCCTTGCCGTTGTTGGCATCGACGCCGAACTGCAGGAACGGGAAGAGCTGATGGTCCTCGCCAGCGCCGTCCAGGGTGTACAGCCCGTCGGTCTTGGCGATGATCAGCGTGCCCGCCGCCGTCAGCATCAAACTGGTGATGATCGAGCTCTTGTCGCCCGCTCGGAAGATCAGCGACGTGTAGTTCGCCTCGTTGGTCGGGTCGGCGTTCGTATCGCATTTTCTCAAACGGTTCGTATCGTCGGCCCACCAGAACTCGCGACCGATCGCCGCGAAGGCGAGCGCCCCGAACGTCGTCATCGCCGTGTACGTCGTGCCATCGCTCGTCCACTGCGCGAGACCCGTCGAGAGCGCGAAGAACGCCCGCGGCGTGCCGTCGAAGTTGCTGGTGAACACCTCGACGTTCAGGATCGCCACGCCGGCGCCGAAGTCCTTGGACACCGACCAGGTAGCGTCGTCGACACGCTTGAGCACGTAGCGCCCCTGGGCGCAGTACAGCACCCCGCCGAGCTCGAAGAAGGTCCTCACGCCCGTCGTGGCGTCGTGCGATGCCGGCGTCAGCAGCGTGATCTCGGGCCCCTTGCACCACGGCCACACGCTCAGGTCGATGCACTGCGCGTCCTGGTAGCGGTAGTCCTGCCACTTCTCCTGTGTCTTCAGGCCCATACCCAGGACCAGCGACTCGTACGGCTCGTCACGGTCACCGATGGGCGACATGCCGGCGTAGGTGAAGTCGGGCGGCTGAACCTGGGCGATGTCCTGCAGCTTGCTACTGGTCAGCATCGGGTCGCCGGGCTTGGCCTGCCCCAGCAACAGGCCCGTGGTGCCAATTTTCATGTGGTAGGGGAAGGGGCTCCGCCGCGCCGACAGGATGCTCACGAACGCACCGCGGGGCCGAAGCGCCGCCTCGGCTTGAACGTCAGCGTCGGCGCGACCGCGGTGAAGTGCTGCCGCGAGCGGTCAGCGAACCACGCGTTGGCGGTTGCCTGGTCACGGATGAGCCGTTGATTAGCCTGCGGCTCGAGCAGATGCCCGAATCGCCGCCAGCCGACCGCCAGCGCGGAGCTCGCCAGCCAATCGCGCTCGATCGGCGCCTCGTCGGTCTCGGCTGAGAGCCCCGACTGGTCGCCGTAGGTGCCGCCCGCGGCTCGGCAATGGTCGTACGCGCGCTTGTAGCAGCGCAGGTAGATCGTGTCGCCGTCGTTGAACGTGCGGGTGTTGGTGTTGAAGATGAACGTCCCACCGTCACGCTCGATCGCACCGAAGACGGGGTTGTCGAACGGATCGTCCTCATACGGACTGTGCCCGATCGGCAGCATGCCCGCCTGACGGACGTGGTTGGCGTCCTGCAGCCACGGTGCGATCTGGCCCAGGTCGTGCCGTGTCACACCCGGTTGCGCCGTGCAGGCCACGTCGACCGTCATCCAGCACTGCTTCAGCCCGTCGTTGATGAGCTGGTGCAGCGTCGGGACGTCGAACGGGCCCAGGATCTCGAAGCGTTCGCCGAGCCCGCTGACGCCGAGGTCCTCGAGATCCTCGTACAGCATCAGCTCGAGCCCCTCGTAGGTGAACGCCTCCAGGTACATGTAGCTCGAGCCGCCCGGAGGTGCGAGCGGCGGCATGATCCAGTCCAGGTCGGGCGTGATCGTGCCCGTCGGCGGGTCGTACGACAGCACGTAGCGATACTTGTCGTGAAGCTCCAGCGCGTCGGGACGGTACAGCGGTCGCTCCGTCAGCAGGTCGTTCTGCGGGATGCCCGACTTGATCGGGTAACTCGAACAGACCAGCTTGGTGCTGTCCGAGCCGCTGGTCGCTCGAACGTCATACGACTCTGGTCCGATATACGGACCGCTCTCGACGGCGACTGCGCGACGGTACTGTGCGAGCGTCGGCATCAGGCTACGGCTCCCCAACCAGCGGCGGCGGGCCCTGTCGGCGCGGTGACGGGACGAGCGACGGTGCCAGTGACGAGACCGCGCCCGCCCCGAGCGCCGGCGGCGGGGTCGCCACCACCGTCAGCAAGAGCGGAACACCCACAGCTCCGTCTACCCCTGCCAACACTGGCGGTTTCGGCGCCGTCGTCGGATCGAGCGGCGGCCACGGCCCATGCAGGACGTGCAGCTTCAGCTCGCCGAGTAACCAGGTCGTGCCGTCGAACTGGACAAAGACGCGCTGCAGCTGGCGGAAGCTGACCAGTCCCGAGGAGCCGAGTACGCCGCTCACACTGCGCGGCAACAGACGATTGAGCGTCGTCAGCGCGTTCGAGCCCAGGTTGCCGACCAGGGAGCGCGTGAAAATCTTGCCCAGCAGGATGACGCCACTCGAACCAAGCAGACCGCTCAGCACGCGCCGCAGCGTGCGTGACGTCGGCAGCACGCCCGACGGCGTCAGTGAGCCGCCCAGGCTCAGCCTGACCGCACGCGCCCTGCCAAGCGTCCCAGAGCTCGGCAAGGTACGCGTGATCGATAGCCGCGCGCCCTCCAGGACGCCGTACGTCGGCGCGGCCTCGAGCGTCGTGTACGTGTTCGAGCCGTTGTCCCATATCGCGTAGGTGTTGAGGCTGGCAGTCGCCGGCACTCATCTAGCCGCCCGACGTGACCGTGGCCACATACGTGGCGATGATCGAATCCCCCGAGTTGAGCGCCAGCGCCGTGAACAGCGAGCGGTCCCACAAGGTTCCGCCAGGCACCGCGGCTTGTGAGAACAGCCCGTGCTCGGTGATCGACACGTTGGCGTCGACGGTGATGGTCGCCACGCTCTGGTACTGGTTCGCCGCGGGTGCCGACTGCACGCCCGTCGGGCGCACGTTGTCGGTCGAGTACTGCGTCGTCAGCTCGGCGGTCAGTGTCGTGTTGCCGACCGCCTCGGCACCGGCGCCCGTGCCCAGACCGTGAAAGTTGAAGGTCTCGAGCTCGACCGTGTTGCGAAAGGCGTTCACCACCGCGGCCGCGCCCGCATCGGTGATGACCTTCCTGGACACCACGCCGTGGTCGTCGACGTACCTGCCATGCTGATGCTGCAACCGCAGGCTCGACTCGATCAGGCACGTCGAACGAATCGCGTCGACCAGCTCGAGCGCCAGGTCTTCGGGCAGATAGAGTGCCGCCTTCGCGACCAGCAGACCAAGACGCGAGCGCGGCTCGAAGCGCAGCAGACTACGGAAAGCCGTAGGCGCCATGAACGTGAGGGTCATCAGGGCTCCTCGAGCGCCGCGGTAACCGCGACCTGCGAATGGCCGCCAGCCTGGACGACGACCAGCGTCAGGATGTCGCCGATATCGACCGCGCGGTGATCCGGCAGGAACGACGTGAACCGGCCACTCTTCGCGGCCGGCAGCGTCGGACGATGCGTCGGGTCGGTGTACACGCTGGTGCCGTTGTTGCGTACGTCGATGATCGTCGCGGTTCCGCCACTCGCGCCGCACGCCGCCACGACCGTCCGCATCTGCGCCCTTGCCGGCGCGACCATGATTGCCAGCACCTGACCGCCCGAAGGTGACGTGACCGCGCCTCCGGTCAGAAAGCCCTGCACCCTGGTCGGATCAGCCATCGTTACTGCACGTCGATAACGGGTCGACCCGCGCGCTTGATGACGATGGACGCCTGGTTGTTGCGGTTGGCCTTCACGACCTGCTCGACGTCTTTATACGCTCGGGCGTAATCGGCTTCGGACTTGATGCCGACCTCGCGCATCGCGTCCTGCCGCGACATTTTCAGGAACCGCGCGCCGTCGATGACATCGGGCGTCGGATCGTCAGGCATTGGGCTGAGCCTCCGGCGCTTCGAGCTCGTCGCCCTCGTCGTCAGGCTCCGCGGGCGGCGATCCGACTTCCGTCGCGATGAGGCCGCTGGCATTGGCGAGCACGGTGCGCGCCGCGGCAATCCACGCCGTCTGGATCGAATCGTCCAGCTCGGCCCAGGGTGGCAGCTGGTCGCCCGTCGCCAACGACACGCCACCCGTCTGTGTTGCGTACGCGTCATAGGCGACCTGCCCCAGGCGGTCGTCTTCGGCTTGCATGGTCATGCTGTGGTGAACGTCCTGTCGGTGGTGTAGGTGGTCAGTCCGTTCGACGTCGCACGGATGCGGTAGTGGTAGAGCGTGCCCGTCGTCAGCCCGGTCAGCGGCTTGGTCATCGGCCCCGAACCACCGCCTTCGACGTTCAGCAGACCGTAGCCACTCGTCAGCCCGTACTCGACCTGGTTCGTGCCCGCAGGCTGCACGGTGTAGTTGATCGTCGCGCCGGTGGTGGTGATGCCCGAGACCGAGATCGCCGAGATCGTCGGCGCCGTACCCACCGCGCCACTGGTCGAGCCGTTGGGCGGCGTTGCCTGCGCGGCGTCCGTCGGCCAGCCGCCGGGCTTGGCGGTACCTTCATTGCCGCGGTAGTCGACCGGCGTGTGCGTCCACAGTCCGGCAGGCGCGCCAACCTGCGCGGCGATCATGCCGCTGATGTCGCCAGGCATCAGCTGCTCTTGCTGGCCTTGGGCGCGGCTGGCTCTTTGGCAGCGTTGTCGGCGAGGTAGGCGACCAGGTCGGGGATGTCCTGGGTTGAGCCTTTGGAAAAACCCTTGCGCTGGTACGTCTCGTCGTTGGCCACGGGCGCGATGAACGTGCTGCCGTCGGGCTTGGTCCAGGTGGTGTAACCCGTGGAGCTGACCTGGGCGTCGGGGCCCGCGGTGGCGTCGGCGTACTTGTTCGGCTTGAGCTCGAGCACCTCGGGCGGCGACGCCGCGGCCGGCGGGAACACGTAGTCGGTCGACCCGAGTTGGATCGGCGCCTGCGCAGGCGAGGGATCAACGACGGGCGGCGGGGCTTTCGCTTCGCTCATGCTGGACCTCCTGTCGGGTTGCCGGAGCCTGACGGTCGCGGCGCTCGCCGACGAGCCTGGTCGATCGGGTCGTAGCCCGTGCCCTGGAAGGGTTGACCGCTGCCGAGCTTGGCCTGCAGCGACTCGAGCGACTCGCGCTGAGTCTCCACGCCTTGCAGCAGGGCCGCGTCACGCGCGTCTTCGCGAGCCTGGGCCCGCTTCGGCAGGATGACGCGGATGTCCTTACCGGTCTCGCGCTTGATGTCGGCGAGATACTCGCGCAGTTCGTCGATCGAATACTCATCGAAGGTGTCTTCGAGATTCAGGTCGCGGTAGCGTTCGCCAGCTCGACGGATGGCGTTGATGATCGCCGCCTTCTCGCGCTGCTCCTTCAGGATCTTGGGGTACTCGACCTGGACGTACTGCTGCTCTTCGCTCAGTCCGCCGTCACGACCAGGCGTCTGCGACAGGAGCTGGTAGCCCTTGTCCTGATAGTAGGCACGGTTGACCGGATCGCCCTGCAGCATGACGACCGAGCCGTCAGGCTTCAGGTAGCGGCGCTGCGGGTAGTTGTAGTTCTGACCGTGGCGTGGCTGGCTCGCTGCTGGCGGCGTGCGCTCGAGCAGCTTGTCCAGGAACTCGTTGCCGGTCAGACCGCTCTCTGCGGTCGTCATGCTTAGCTCGCTCCGTTGAGCAGGATGCCGAAGTTATCGCGCATCTCCTGGTGGCCGTAGATGACCTCGACCGCGAGCTTCCAGGCGAACACGTCGATGTCGTAGAAGACGTGCGACTTCGGCGTGCGTTGGATGACCAGCGCCAGCGCGTCACGGTGAAAAATGGCGTTGTTGGCCTGCCCGGCGGCGGGCTTGACCAGGTTGGTGGTGACCGCCAGGTTCAGCCCGTACATGTCGCCGAGCATGCCGTTTTTGACGGGCGTGTTGCCGGTGCCGATATACAGCGCGTTGCTCCACCGATCCAGCGCCAGCTTGGCGACCTTCTCGGCCGGCGTCATGATGAAGAAGCGGTCGTCCTGTGGCACGTCGGCGTCATCCAGCAGCTTGATCGCCGCCAGGACGTTGGCGTCAGACGCCGCAGTACCGAGCGTGCCCACCACCTGCGAGAAACCCGCGAAGTCCGCGGCCAGTTTGGAGTCGATGTCCTTGGACAGCGCGTAGCCGAGCTTGCGCTGGTACTCGTTCTGGAGGTCGACCGTGCTCTGGACCTTGACGATGTCCTCAATGCCGAGCGCCGCATACGACCACAAATTCAAGGTGATCGTGGTCGCGGTTTCGGCGACGGTCTCGTACACGATCGCGGTGTTCTCGGCTTTCGCGCGAGCGGCAAGGTTGCCAATGCTGGCCACCTTGACGGTCTTGCCGACGGTCGCGTCCGCCTCGAACGAGCGGTTGACGCTCTTGGCGATGACCAGATTCGACTCAGTCGCGCGCAGGACTGCCTTGGACCAGATGTCCGGCGAGAAAACGCCGTCCGCAATAGTCTTATCGACAAATTCCAGGGCCCCGGTGGGCATGAGGGCTACCCCCTTCTAGCGTTGTGTGAGGGGGATGCTCCTGGTTGGTCTATGACGCACCCCCGGTTTTGGTTGGTTGTTCTCGTCGAACAACGCGTCGTACTCCTGTAACGACATCGCTGCAATTTGTTCGTCGGTGACTTCGCGGACGCGACCGGGGGTTCCTGATTCGCGCTCGGGCACCTGTTCGTCGCCGTACACCTCGCTCAGCACCGACTTCCGCAGAGCAGACTCGCGACGTTGAAGTTCTTTTTCAACTGCGAGCTTGACGGCTTCGTCGTGCAGAGTCTGGAGATATTCAGCGACTCCTGCAGCCTGTCCTTTGCCTTCGCCAAATATTCTGCCGCCGATCTTCTCCTGAATGGAGGGATCGAGGGTTTGCTGGAACAATACGACACCGTCCATGAACGGGCTAGCCGCTTGGGCGGCCTGCTGCTGATTCAGCCGTTCCTGGTACTCCTTCTGCGTCAGCTCGCCCAGGGTGTACAGGTCGTTGTTGCGGGCGGCCTCGAGCTTGGCCTGCTCTTCGAGATCGCGCTGCTGCTGACGGATGAGCTCGCGCGCGCGGCGGTCGCCGACCTGGCCGATGAGACCGCTGATGACCTCGTCGCGTTCGACCTGGTCGCGCGGCAGGTTCTTGAGCAGCAGCTTGAGCGCCTCGCTCGGGTCGCCGGCTTCTTTGACCGCAGCGAACCACTCCGGAGGCTCTGTCGGTGCCTGTGGCTCGTCGGTATGCAACGACGACGAGTCATCGGCACGCTCTGGTGCCTCCGGCGTGGCCGCGGGTGGGGTCGATCCGTTGGAACGTGGCGCTGCACGCCGCCGACCCCGAGCGCCTTGTGGCTCTTCGGATGGAGCCGGCGCAGCCTCGCGTTCTGCGAGCTCTTCCTCGATCAGGTCCGGGTGAATACCGCGGTCAGACATCGTCATCAGGCATACCGCCAGGTCGGATGACGCTCAAACTGAGCGCAGCCAAGAAACGCTTGCCAGCACACGAGCACGGTCCGGCGTCGATACCAGCGACAACGACGGTTCACTTCTTGCTCCGGTCCACGCCCTTGATCTTGCCGGCGTTCCTACTGGCGTAGAAGACCTGCTGCGCCTTCTTGGCGCCGTACTGCTGCTTCATCGCCGACATGATCTTGTTGCCCTTCTTGCTGAGCGGCATGGTCTACCTCTTGACCGCGCCCGTCATCGTGGTCGGCGCGGTGAACTGCGGAAGCGTCGCCTTGATCTGCGTCAGCGCGTCGTTCGGGTCGATGCCGTACTTCTCCTGCATGCCCTGCAACACCATGTTCTGTGTCGACGGCGCCGCGCGCATGAACTCGGTGGAGTTGACCTTGTTCGGCGTCGGAATGGCGCCCAACACCTGGTTCATCGACGTCTGATTCGGTGTCGGGTTGCGGATGTCGTCGATCATCTGCTGCAGGTAGCCCATGCCGCCCTGCATGTTGCCGCCCTGCGTCCCGACACCCTGCACCGTGTTCGGCGCCGAGAACGCCGCCACGCCAGGTCCGCCAGCGTTGAGCACGCCGCCGAGCTGGCCGATGACCTGCTGCTGACGGAACGGGTTGGCCTGCATCGCTGCCGCGGCGTTGACCGCGCCAAGCTGCTGCGAATACGCCTGCTGCATCGCGGCCAGCGTTGCCTGACCCACCTGCGGGGCGTTGACGCCGGCGACGCCCGCCTGACCGGGCATACCAGGCTGGTAATACTGGCCGTACTGCGTCGCCAGATCGTTGGCCTGCGCGAAATACTGCTGCTGCGCCGCCATCGTTTCCTGCGAGCCTGGGTTGCCCGCGTAGCCGTACGCCGTCAGCGGCGGCAGGCCCTGCTGCGCGCGCGAGGCGTTGATCGCCTGGTTCGTCGCATTCGTCCACGCGTTGAGCGCCATGTTCGGATCACCGAATCGCTGCATGTACGCCTGCTGCGTCGCCTGGTCCTGCTGGTAGAAGTTGGAGCCGTCGTTGGCGTAGCCAGGTGGCAGGACCGGCGTCGGCGCGGTGTACATGCCCGTCAGGCCCGCCTGCGCGATGGCCTGGTTCTGCGCCGCGGTGTTCAGGTTGCTGTAGCCGGTCATGCCGGCCAGCGTCTGCTGCGGCATACCCGTGGGCGGCGCCGACGCGAGCTGCATGAACTGCTGGTATGGGATCGCCGTCGCGTTGTTCTGGAAACCGCGAGCCGTGGCCTCCGCCAGCCCCATGCGCTGGATCTGCCCACTCGGCGTCACCTGCGCGTACTGCCTGCCGTTGACGCCGCTCGGGTCGTCCGTTCGCACCCAGGTACCCGGCGAGTACTGCGACTGCATCGCCGACGTGTAGACGCCCGTCAGACCTGCCTGCTGCGCTGCCAGGTTGGCGTACTGATTCTGGGCCGCGAGCGTCTGGTCGGCGTTGAAGCCTGACTGGCCTGGGATATACCCGACCTGCCCAACGGCCTGCCCCGCCGCGAGTGTTGGCGCACCTGCCGGCGCGGGCTGACCAACGCCGAAATTCTGGCCGTACGTATCGGCAACCTGGTTGGTGTAGGTCAGGTTGAACTGGCGGATGGCTTCCTGCGTCGCGGCGGCGTTGCCGGAGGCCATTGCGCTGAGCAGTGCCTGAATCGAATTGCCGAGTTGTGAAGAATCAGCCACGCCAGTGCCTCCCGCGGTTCCTGAAGTCGGGTACGTCGTGCCCGGATACGCCGCGCGGCCTTCGGGCGTGTCCATATAGCCCGCCTGGTTGAGCGCCGCGGTACTGCCCTGCGGGTTATACGCGAGCGCCATCAGACGGTCACCGGTGCCTGGAACGGGCCGTACGGCGAGTAGCCAGGGATGGGCAGCGTCGGAATCTGCGTCGAGCCGACGATGGGACCCGTAGCCGGCAGACCGATCGGACTGACGAAGGCCTGTTGATACGCCGGGTTGTACAGACCAGGCGTCGTCGGCGCGCCGCCGGCGGCGACCGGCACCTGACCGGCAGCAACCGCCCGCCCCTGCGGGTTGTCCATCAGTCCTCGAGCGTTCAGCGCCGCGGTGCTCGGCTGACCAGCGGTGCCTGCCGCCTGTGCCGCCGCCTGCTGTTGCGCTGCCAATGCCGCCTGCACACCCGCGGTCGTCTGCCCAGCTCCTGCCGTCACCGGCGCTACCAGACCGTTGGTGCCCTGCGACGCGTTCGCCGCGGTTGTCGCCGCCACCAGCGGATGCGGCGCACCGGTCTGCTGCTGCCACTGGGTGAACATCTGCGCCAGCGCCTGCTGCGCCTGCTGCGCCAGCGTCGGGTCGCCGCTGATCTTGGGATCTGACGCCTGCACCATGCGCGCCGCGGCGTCGTATACGCCCTGACCGCCGCCGAGCTGCGCCGTCCAGTCGGTCAGCCCTTGCACCAGCCCCTGGCCGACGCCCGCGGGGATGCTGGTCATCTTGCTGCCGGCTGCTGAGCTGATCAGGCTGTTGAGCGCGCCGGTCGCCGACGAAACCCTCTGGTTGAGCAGGCTCGCGCCGGTCGTCGCGTTGGCCTGCGCGTTGGTCAGG